TTAATCTCTCCGTTGATTATCATCAATAATGCTATCACCATCTCTGTCATTAATGGGCTCCGTTACCGTTTGCTCTAACTTTATCCTTCAAGTCTTCAATATCAACTAATGCTTTATCTAATTGTTCTCTTAAAAATTCTATGTTGACTTTGTTAGTCATGTTCATCTCCTGAGTTTCTTCCATTTTCTCGACCGACTTGTACAAATCCTCAATTAAAAATATCTGCTCTTGGTCCACGGGGACTTGTTCACTTTTTTTAAGCAAATCATTTTGAAATAACTCACGTGATGTCTCCAGCGATACCAACCTCGCAGTCAGCTCCGTATAAGCGAAGACGCCCATTCCTACGAGTACGATCAGGCTAGCTACCGTCTTCATCGGCATCTGCACTCTTGCCTCTTCCCCGATGTTGAGTGGTTTATTGGACACCAGGACCTCCACAGAAAGCCAACACCACTAACATTAAAATCAGTAAACCTGTAAAGTAATAATTCATTTTTATATCGCCCATAAGTTTGAACAGATTATCCACCATTAAACACAGCTTGTCTAGAGCAGCAAAAAAATTATATATCCATCTATCTATCATTCGTATGTTTTGTCCTCGTCTCTTTCTTTTTCTTCCATTTGGTAAAACATTCGGTCGCTGTCCTCTGTAACCATGTTGTTATCTTCAGCATCCCAGTATGTAGTCTGAACTTTGTAATCTGGCCAGCTGTTATCAGTAGTATAACTATTAATGTGCCACAGAATACGGTTATTAGGCTGAGCTGCATAATTGCCGTTATCAAGAGCCAATATATGCGCACACTTATGTTCTTGAGGAATTTCAGAATGTTCTGTGTCCAAAATATTAACGTCTGGATGTGCCCAATCAATCGTGAAAAGATATTTTCCATGATAAAATTTTTTATCTAAACCAAGATATTTACCGGCTACACCATCCAACCAATCAAAGCAAGTAACACTAGGCCAGTAACTAAAACTGTTCCACAATTCCAACTCGTGCGTCTGCATATCCGGCACATCGGCTCTATCATACGATTTTTGGAAAAACGCTGAGATAGGCAAACGCCAATAGCACGCACCATTGGGAAGCATGATATTAAACAAGAGTGCACGACCTGAAATGGAAGTAAGACCAAAGATAACACAGTCACTATACTCTCCTTGATGTTCTTTAAGATCATAAAGATACTCCTTTCTTATTTTACAATATATTGGGGGTAGATTCGCGTTGAGATAAGCCATGTTTATATTTTGTCCTCCAATATTCTTTTCTTTCCAACAATCTTATTTTATATTCTAGTTTATCTATTCCCAATAATTTTTTTAATAAATTTAACATTTCCATCTTCTTCTTGCTTGTCTAATTCTTGAATTTGGATCATTTCTAGTTTTTGCACTTGCTCTTTTTAATTGACCAAGAGATCTAGCGCAATATGATTTTCTACGTTTAGCTGCCTTTGATCCCGCTTTTACTTTGCCTGTCACGGCAGTTTTTAATTTTGATCCTGGATTTTCCCTTCGGTATCTTGCAACACCTGCTTTAGTCATACCTGCACCAGATTCAGTTTTTCTAAAATACTTTTTGGTTTTAGGGGGCTGAACATCAGCCCCTCTTTTAAAACCAGGTATGCTTTTATTCACACCATTCATTTATTAACCGTTCTGACCTGTCATGTTAGGTCCAGAATATTTATCAGTCAACAAAGTATATGCAGTAACATTTGTTTTTGTTTTACAAAAAATTCCTGCAGGAAATAGAATACCATCTTCTGGGAAGTTAAAATTAATTACATCTCCAGTAGGTATATCTGCTTGAAACAATGTTGTTCCTGAATTTGATGTTGTAGTCAATTCAAGTACACCTGCTCCTCCACCATCTGATGCAATAATTATTCCTCTCAATCTAATAGGTTGAGCAATAATTGCAGATGCTCCTGCTGCTGCCGCAGATCTTGTTGCTTGTATATCGCCTTTGAAAGACATAAAGTTCTCCTATTAATTATTATGCTACTGTTGCACCGTTTACTGAAGTTGCAACCCAACCAATAGTGCTATTCCAAACTAAAGTAACTGATTCAGCTACTGCATCGAAAGCAATTGTTGTTCCGTTTGCAAAAGTAGTTGGAGTAACTGTTGCAGTTCCACCACCATCAACAATCATGTTAATGATTTTAACTTGTCCTGAAGTTGTACCATCAGCTAAAGTTACTGCTGCAGCTCCACCAGCTGTAGTAAGCTCTGTTATTAAGTTAGTTAAATCAACTGCACCTGCTCCTGATAAAGATTGAACACCACCTCTAATAGCTTTTCCATAAGCTGCATTAGATGTGATTGCACCTGTAGTTGCGTTTTTTGTTACGTCTTCAAAACCATTTTCCGATCGGACTGGTCCTGTAAATGTAGTATTTGCCATAATTTTCTCCTTTGTATAGCGTTAGTTATGTAGTCTCTATACCGTCTGCCTAGCCAGTCTACATAATAATTATTTTTCTAGGTCTTTAAATTATACTATAGTTTTATAGTTAAACCAACCTGTCAGAAAGTATTTGTTCTCATTACAAGGTACACCTCTATGTAAATGAGTAGGGCCTGCAGGCCAAATATATAGATTTCCTGCTTTTGGCTTAGTTTTAAACTTGTAATCAACAAATTCTGTTTCACCACCTTGATCAATATTATTTAAATAAATCATCCAAGCAAAAACTCTTGTGATCTCATCTTTATCATTACCTTGTTCGCAATGTATATAATTATAATAATTATTTGGTAAAAACCTACAAAGTTGACAAAAATTATTTAATTGCCAAGGACTTAAATAACTATCAAAGTTTGGATAATCTAATTTAAAATCTTTTACACCTTCTTCTAAGGTTAAACCTAAATTATTAAAACACTCACTTGATGTTAACTCAAGTGTAATTTCTAAATTTTCTAAATCTTTTTTTCCTGCTTTACCTTTTGATGCAAGGTGCTTATTATTTTCAAACCAACTTATTAATTCTTTGCAGGATTGTTTTGGATATGCGTTTTCTTTGAAAAAAATAAAATTCACAATTTTAACTAACATAAAAAAAAGGGCAGTGCAAATGCACCGCCCTTTTAATGTAATCTTTTAAAGACTATTAACTAGTTGGTAAATTTCCGTTACCAAAAATACATCTTGGATCAGAGAATCCAAAAGAGTATCTTTCTCTAGCTTTAAATCTCATGTTACCAGTATCGAAGTCACCTTCCATCGCTGTTTTGATTGGCGATCTAACGAACATTTTCATTCCGTTAGGCACGTCAGTCATCAAGAAGTATGAATCAGTATCAGTTAAGAAATTATTAATTCTGTAACCTTCTGGTACCATACCCATTGAACCGATGGCATTGATGTCATTATCTGCAGTCCCAGTTCTCATTGGAGACTTCATGATTCTCTCAGCAGTAAATTGTAATTCTTTTGGAATTATCATTTTTCTACCTGAGGCAGCAATTTTTAGACCTCTTTCGTCTACAAATCCTGCAATGTCAATCAATGATTGCTCAAGTGAAGTTTCGTTAAGGTCTGCAGCAACAGCAAGAACATTTGAGAAAGTTCCACCAGTTGCTAGTGGGTGAGATGCATTAATTAATGATACTCCATCACCACCAGTAACAGTTGTTACTTGCGCGTTGTTCAATACGTTTGCAGCTTTAACTTGCTTCGTATTTGCCATAGATCTTGCAAGAGCTCTTGTGTATCTGCCCGCAAGTCTATCGTATAGGTTGTCTTCGATCGCTTCTTCAGTAATAGCAAATGCTAAAGCGATAGTTTCGTGGTTGTATCTAGCTGTGAAAGTTTCACCTGCTTGATCGAACACTACTCCAGCACCTTCTTGTTTAGTTGGTGCAGAAGCGAAACCGCTTAACATTACTTCTTCTTCAAAAGCTCTGTCAGATGTTTCAGTAGAAAAAATTTCAGCATGCTGATTTTCATATCTACTATATTCCAGGCCGAATAAAGCATTCAAACCTGGCTCTAGTTCTTTAACTAGCTGTGATCGTGATATTGCCATAGTTATTCTCCTTTATCCTATATGCCTGTACCACTTCTATAGAAGTGATTGTTGATTCTAACAAGAATGTTAGCATTTGATACACTAGTATCCGAATTTTCAGGATCTTGTGTGATATCAATTGCTTGAACCGCGAAAGTAGCTGCAGTACCTGAAGCACTTACATCTAATTGCACGCTTGATATTCCTGTTTGTGTTACACCGGTTGCAGTTGTAACAGAGTAGTTTTTGAACAAGTCCGCTCTAGTAAAAGCCTCGTCTGCGTCCATTAAAAATACTGCATCTGGATCATCAACAACAAAGGCAGTAATATCGCCTTGAGTTGGTGTGATTGAACCAGGGTAGTAATTTCCGTACGTTGGCTTTTGAGTAGTTGGATCGTTGTAAAACACTCCGTTAAAAACACCCACAACAGCATCACTAGTATTGCCAGTATGTCTTTCGATATTACCAGCCGTAGTAGGCTGTACCAAGTCACCTTGGAATATCGCAGTCGCATAACCTGCTGCAATTGTGTATCTGTTTTGGGCTCCTGCTAATGGTGTACCATCTAGTTTTCTGTATGGTCTTAGACCAAACTTTTCCAGTTGATTTGACATTGTCAGTTCTCCTTAACTTAGTTAGTTTATATTAATCCAAGCTATCTATAGTAGGTAATGCAAAAAAATTATTTTTTACGACCACCACCAAAGGTAACTCTAGACTGTCTATCAATATTGATAGGCATGTCCGGGTGTTGCTCCTTCATAAGATCTCGATCCACCGCGTCTGTTCTATCTTGAGTAATTTTTCTAAAATACTCAGCACGACTTTTCAATATCTCCTCCGGTATCCTTGCCAACACAAGGCCACCAATTCCGATTAAACCAGCATGTTTTCCTTCATGAATAACAGGGTAATCATGTTCACCGATTTCACTTAAAATAGTTTCGGCTTTTACGAATTCCCAACCTTCTCTTAGTTTCTTAGATACATTACCTGGATCTTCAAAACCGTTAGTCGAAGTTCTTATCCATCTGTGTGCATATCCTTGCGGTGCAGCTGGCGCATCCAAACTGGATGGTGGAGTCCAATCTTTCTTTCTAGAAAGTTTAGTTCTAGATTCAGACTCGCGTGAAGTTTTTTTAATAGTTTCCATATTAGGCTCCTTCCTTCACGTATTTTGCG